AACTCCTCAGTTAGACCAGTAAACATGCAATTAAGAGCTATAGTCTTGAGAAGGTATTCATCTTGAATGGCAAATTTAATTGTTTGGAAAATGCCTTGTTGGTAGTCCAATATATCTTGTTCCAAAACCTTTGGTGGACTAACTTGAAAATAATGACCACAGATTTTTGCTGCAATACGGGGCAATGGAGGAGCCGTGCTATATACACCTACACCATCATCATTCCTAGAATGGTGAATCAAAATTTTACAAAATTCAACCACAGTAGATGAAGGATGAGATAAAGGTTTCTCGACAATCTCTAATACTTTTCGAATCTTATGAAAAGGACTCTTGAGAGCCCCACAATGATAAACGACAGAATCATCACCTTTAAACATAGCGACCACTGTCTTGGGATTCGGACATTGATTCACTACCAAATTTAACCACATCATTGTTAAGGTATTATGAATGAGAGTTTCAGGAAAACCGGAAGGTAATGATTCTCTAACCGTAGCTGACAAACCTATACGGGGATTACTCGTATACCATTCTTCAAGCAATTCACAATAATAATGGGAAAAACCAGTTATGTCATATTGATAATATTTCATGAAAAAACACTCAATTATTCGCCCGAGAAAATATTGCGTGAAATAACAGTGAGATTTATCCAACTCCACTGCATCATTAACATCCACGTGATCATTAATTACCGTCTGTTGTTTCAAAAAAGCAGACATTTGTTCATCGCCCCAACCGGCAGCTGTAGCTATAAAGATGTTGGGATTAACTGTGTAAGTAGTCATATAAGAAAGACACCTAGTAACAAAACCACAAATTAAAGCAACAACCGCAATTTGATCATTAACAGGTTGCCCAACTTTATCTTTAAATCTCGCAGCTTTGTCTTTAACACCTTCTCTAATACAACTCTCAAGCTTAAATTGTTGTTTATTATTCTGCCCAGTGCGATTGGTAGCAACAAAATCTCTGAGCAGTTTATCCAACTGTAATCTCTGAATACCTCCCATTTTTTCACTTTGAGTAGTAAAAAAGAAGAACATTTGTGCTTCTAATAGAATTTCTAATGGCATCAATTGAACCATTTCTTTAGCACAAAAAAAATGTTCAACCATATAATCAATAGAAGCATTAATCTCTTTCTTAAATCTCTCTATACTATTGCCAAAATATGTATTAAGTCTTTCCAGATGTTGTTTCTTCTTGCGACCTGGGACATAACGCCCAAGTACCGTCCTAGTAGTCTGCAAAGGAGTAGCCATTTGATGCAAGCCCACGGAAAAATCAACAAGGGTGAACATCAACTTCGGCTCATTATCCAACTTGACCAAAAATTCAGGACGTATCTTAATGGGCACATTAGTATATTGAAAATGAGGTTCAAAATAATAAGAACTTACGACAATTGGGAAGTCCTCAGTATTAAAAGAGATTCGCGTCGCATTACTAATACATTGAATAGCCGCTTCCAAAGATGTAATACGGTTCAGTAATTCAGTTTCTACGAGAGCTGGAGCTTGCCAAAATAGCCAATAATTAATACGACTAGCAAACATTTGTGGACAACTACCATGCTTCATACCCCATTTAACAAAATTACCATCACAAGCAATTTGCTTATATGTATCATCTTCAGAGTGTTCAGCAGGAATCTGATTAACCCTAGCGTCTTCCAATTTATCTTCCAAACCACGTAAGCTAAACAACCAATTTTCTGAAACTTTGATTACTTTAAATTTAGTATTATCTCTAAAGTAATCCTTCACGGCCTTAGCATTGAAACGGTTCTGAATTAAGTACAACCGATCATAATATGGGATGACAAAATTCTGTTGGTTCGGTTCCACAATCTTAATTTTTGGGACATGCAAAACTTTCGTGTGGGTCACTGCACTTTCTCTATCTTGCAACAAATCTACAACTTCACCAGTAGGCAAGTTTACAAAAAGATTCATGACCAACCTGAGAGCAACCTCTATCAAATACCAAACCAAATTCAGTGAGGAAGGACATAAAATAGTAAATGCACTATACACTTTAACATTTATAAGACCAAAATAATATAAGTAAAAGCCGCAAACCTGCAAAACTTTAAAAGGATCTAAAGTGGCAGCAGTACTTAAAATTAATAAAAAATGTCTCATATATTTTCTCCAATGGATGGGTATTTGCCTTTCTTCAGCTTCTTCTTCAACAATATTATATAAAAGATGTGCAAAATAACTTATTGGGAACGGTAAATTCGCAAAAGTTAAATGGGCAACCATATGAGAAGGATTTCCATCCTTCAAAAATTCAATTAAACCCATTTGAGCTTGATTCTGAATTAACTTTGGAATAACGTCTTCAATAAAAACAGCAACAAACTTATTAGTTAAAATAGAGGTACTAAAATTAAACACACTAGTGTGATGCAGTGGAGTCAGAGGAAGAATAGTAACATTATGTTTAGCTCTTGTAAGAGCCGTATACATGTAATCTTCCTTACGCAACAAATTAGGGCTAGATAAAATAAAAACAGTGTCAGCTCTATCACCAATGAATTGATGTACAGTGCAAATCTGATATTGAACTTTGTAAGATTCATCCAATTGTAAATTCTCAAATGTTAATAATTGCACATGATAATCAGATTTTTGTAGCAACTTTTGGTAACGATTACCTTTCACAAAATTATCCACAATTTCATAATAAGATTTCCCTATTAACGGGTCATCTTGGTGAATACTACCTTTATTTTGATTTAATGAAATTATATAACCGTGGGAATATTCAGGGATGTAATTGTTATTTACATATTTAGCAATGTGACAAGGGACAGTAAAGCTAACATTAGAGCGCCAAGATTGACCAATAACATTTAAGTCATAAAAATTTGAAATACCCGGAGCATCAATACCAGTTTTCCCAAAGGTGGTGCGAATTTGCAGAGGATCACCAGCAGTTATAACACGAACGTGAGGGATTATGGCACAAATTTGATCATAATTATTTCTGCCAACTGTATGAACTTCATCTATGAATAAATAATCTACTTTTGGGACTTTACTTCCTTTAAATTGATCTAAATGCTGATATAACACAACAATCAAACTATCTTTCATTAATCCAATTTGTTCTAAATACATATTTCTTAAATTGTTTGTTCCAACTATAATCATAATACTTTTATTCTGCTGCACAACAGCTTTATAAAATGGAATAATTATGTTGTGCGTTTTGCCATTACCAGGACTAGCAATTAAATTTATCTTCTTAGCATCACGCTTGCAACCGATAGTGTTATAGAAATTATCATAACACAAATCGTGGAAAATATCATCTAAATCACTACTGACGTTAGGTAGATGTGTACTAACCTTGCAATCGTACTCAAATCCAAATGAACACAATTGCCAATGATAGACACAACAATACTTACAATCATTAGCAATTTGGCTGTAGTACCATGCATACCAATCGCGCAAATTTAAATTTAATCCCAACTCTTTAGTCCTTAACTTGTTTCTATTTCGAACTAAATAGATTTCATTGCCTTGTACATGAGCGTACGGAGGTTGATACATCCAAACATCTAAATTCTCTTTAACAAATTTATAGATTAAAGTATGAGATGAGCACCAAGCTGGAATTTTTATAGCATAATTAAGATCAAAGGATAGCAGGGATAAATAAAAATCCAAACTCTCTTTACTCTCCGATAAATGAATGTCTGAGTAGAACGTATCACTCAGTGAAGCTCCAAATTGATATAAACCTTTGAAATCATGATCCTTCCAAAATTCGGCATGCTTTGGATCTTCATAGATAGTAAGTGCATTTGCGGGTAAATTCTTCAAGATCAAATCATTTATGCCGGGACCTAAAAGAACTTTAACAGGACTAATTTTATTGAGTAAAGCATAAACAGCTAAATTCTTATACTGACCATTATGGACACAATGACGACCCCAATTAGCCATTTTTGAAACTTCATTATTAACAGGCAAATATACAATTGGGCCGTGTTTAGTTTCTTCAAAAGATAAAGAAAAAGATGAAGATGTTTTTTTTTTATCATCAGAACCTTCAATTTTTTCTTTATTCTTCTTAAGTCTAAACACAACTTCTTCCGCTGGTTGTGCATGGGTTAAATTCTTGCTATTTAAAACATTAACATAATCAGAAATAATACTAACATGAGACCAATCTTGGGGATTGCAAGCTGCAACTACAATTTTTTTTTTATCAGTTAAATCAAAATATAATCGTTTTTCGGGGGCACTAGCTAAATCAAAATGCACCCAAATGAAATCATGCAACTTAAAGTGCAGAGAGATTCCTGATTCAAAAGCGTTAGCGAAAGCACCAGATATAGCATGCACTTCATGATACTGATATTGATGACCAACTTGTACGTACATGTCAGCATCGCAAGATTTGACACCTCGTCCCAAGAAATGCAGGAAAGAGTTC